ATACAAACATTATTTGTTTTTGACTTTGATAATAATCTTATAACGTGTGGATATCTTGATTATCAACAATCTGGAGATAATAATTACTTTGATTTAGCACTAATGCCTCTAGACCATCCAGAAAATCAATATAGTTTTGAATATATAGTGGAAGAGGTATCTAAACATGAAAATTCCAGAACTTTGGTAGATTTTGAAAAACAAATCAAAATATATATTCTTAGGGACTAGCTATCTTTCTTAACAGGTTGTTTAGGAGCAGGAGCTGGTCCTTTTCCGCGTTCTGGAATTATTCCTCTATTACCACTATTTCTATAATCTGTGTTAATATTTTTATCTGTCATAAAAAAGACCTCCTTAAAATATCTTTGAGATTAGCTTTTAGTGACTTCAAATCAATTGGTCAAATATCTCAATCATCTTCTTAAATGATAACTACACCAACAATTTTAAAAACGCAATCCACTCATAATAATCTGTAATATGCTACAATAAATAAAAACAGGTGATAGTTATGAAACGCAATCTTGATGATATTTATAGAGTACTTAAGGAAATTAGTATTTCCTTATATGTAATTTTTGGAGGAATTGTAGCTATACTTTGCTACTTAGCACGTTAGAATAAATAATGAGATATTAAACCTCCAATGATTGCTGATATAAGATACTTTAGAACGGTTATAATAGCTGAAGTTAGGTTATTATTAACACGTTCTTTTCTTTTATCATTGATTAGATCATATTCACGTAATCCTTTATCAGTTAAATAATAGCCAGTTATTATATAGCTTTCGTTAAAGTCAAGATTTAAACCAATATAGTGATTATCAACAAGTTTACGTAAAACATAATTATCGTTGTAGTATTTATTACCAGTTGGCAAGGTTTGACCTGAGCCTATCTTTTTTATTATTTCCTTTTCTTTTTTTGTAAGTTCTTCCATTAAATCACAACCAATCCAACAATCTTAAACTCATCATCTTTTGTGACATTAATAGGCTTGTATTCTTTATTTAATGAAATCAGCTGACAATTTTCTCTATTATTACTAAATACAACCTTCTTAACGTACGAATTTCCATTCAACTCAGCAATTACAAATTGATTATTTCGGACTTCTTCAGTATCATATATCTTATTAACATAAATAATCTGACCGTCGGAGAAAGTAGGGGTCATAGAATCTCCATTAACACGCAGGGCAAAATCATGTGCGGGTGGTTCGTTATTAACCGTAACTTCTTCATGTTGTTCATCTGTCAGCCATTCACCAGTCCCAGCAGATACAGAGCCAAGAACGTCAACGTAATATGTATTATCATTTTCATTAATAGGGTGGATTTTGTTTTGCTGACGTTTTTGGTCTTTAAGTTTGTTGTCAGCATAATCAACTACTTTCTTTTTATTTTCTGTATTTAGTTTTTCGTATTTAGATAATAGTCTAATCCTCAAACCGTCAGTATCACTCTCACTGATTTTTTTGAATCGTGGGTCAACATCTGACTTTAAAACATTAAAAAAATCAGCTAGTTTCTGAACGTTAACTGGGGACGGCAAACGTGTGCCTTTAAAATAACCAGTTAATGTACTTGCGGGAATACCAGTTTGTCTAGTTATATCAATTTGCTTTTTACCAGATAATTGTAATAACTCATTAAGAGTAGCCGAAATAACTTTTTTGTATTCTTTATCTTGTGGGGTTAATTCCGTTCTTGGCATAGTATCTTACCGTCCTTTACTTAAATTATGCATTAATTATAACATTTTTTCGCATTAATTTGAAAAAAACGGCAAAAAAAACGAAAAAATAGTTGAAATACGCATTAATGAGTATTATAATATACATGTAAGGTTGATAAGGGCTTTACGAAAACTAAAGAAAGGAGAGAGTTATGAAGAATGTACAAAAAAAGAAGAAACCAATTAAAGATTTCTTCTTCAAAATAAAATTGAAATTATGGGAACTGATTTCAATTGAAATAGAGATTAAGTTCAAGCGTTAGTTAGAAACTTAATCCAGAACAGCTAAAGAAAGGGGTGATAACCCTTATCTTTAGTGTACATTTTATCATAACAGCACAAAAATATGAACTGGAAAAAGTTTTTATTAGGTAATTTTGATTACACCAAGACAACTAAAAATGGTAAATATAATGTGAAGATAAATATTCAAGTTGGAATTTTACCAACAATAGTAATTATAGTTTTAATAGCATGGTTAATCATAAAATAGGAGATCGATACAGGAATGAAGATTGTTATTCAAACGACTAAAGGAACAATAGAATCTCCTGAGTTTCCAGAAATAGTAAGAGAGCCTTTAAAGGAAAAAATAGACAAGTTAGCAGATGATTTAATGGATAGTTGGTTTAATCATTCAGTGTATTTCAGAGTAGATGGTTGGGCTTGTATCTTAAATAAAAAAGAATTCATGTCTATTACTTTAACGGGCTAGATAGAGTGGAATTTAAGAAAAATAGGAGGCGTGAGCTATGAAAAAAGAAACAGCAAGAGAATGCTATTTAAAACAATTTAAACATGAAAACGATAAGGTATCAGATTTATTTGGAAGTGATATTGATAAGGTAGGAACTGAAATTGTTGATTTACTAAAAGAAAAAGACTTAACACACGAACAAGCGTATGCAAGTCTTCAATATGCGTATAACTTAATTAAATACGAGTCTAATTTTTTGAAACTTCAATAAGACTAATTGGTTCTAGTTCAAAATCTTTATCAACAAGAATAAATGGAAGATCAATTTTTGAATCTAGGTACGACACATTTAATAATCTATATTCAGGATTATCTAGATGAAATTCATCAAGTGATGTAGCTAATGAAATAGATTCTTTAAGCAAAGCTAAAGGATCGTTATATAAGGGAAGAGGGTTAGCAAAACGTTTCCCAAGGTATTTAGAAAAAACAAACTCTCTAATGTCATTGGGAAATTTACTATTTTCAACAATTGATAGTCTTTCATAGTAAGGAATTAAATCAGGAGTTGTTTTACTAATCATGATAGTATAATTATTTTCAAAGTTTAATGTGTTAGCAAAAAATAGTTTATCATTATGTTTCCAAAGAATTTTATAGGTAGGCAAATCTTCATGACCATTATATTCTAGAAATTCTTTAAAAATTACGTTAACGGTATATTCAAGATATTTAGCTTCAACAAGATTCATATTAAAACCTTCTTTCTAATTACTAGCAAATAAACATTTTTAGGAGGCTGTCTATTTGCTAATACTTATTTTACTACACACTATATATAGGGTGGTGGTAGATGTGTGGGATCAGTTAGAAGAATTGCTTAAATCTAAAAATATAACAAGATATAAATTAAGTAAATTAACAGGAATTGGACAAACAACTTTACAAAGTTATAAAGACGGTGTTGAGCCTTCATTTAAAAATATGTGCAAAATAGCAGACGCATTAGACGTCAGCTTGGATTATTTTAGAAAGGAAGATGATTAAAAATGAAAGAAGATATTACTGATTTAATTAGTACAAGTATTAACGAATTAAAAAACGCCTCACAAAAAGAAGACATTATAGCCGAAAGTAAAATAATTAATACTATAATTTCTTTATGTGAAGCATATAAAAACATTATCTAACTGTTCTGATTTTATTTAATAGTCGTAAAAAATCAGAATAAGCATCTTCATAAGCTGTAATAACAGATATATCAGATGAGATGTATGTTTCTTTAGATAATTTAGCAGAAACAAAAGCAATAGCTAAGTCATGAGCTATTTGTTCATTTGACAACATATTATTCATAAAAGTACACCTCCTTTCACTAGGAGATAAACAAATTATATCAAAGATAAAATAGAAAGAGAGATGATTAAAATGCCTAAAATTACATTGAAAGCTGCTAGAGTTAACGCTGGTTTAACTCAAAAAGAAGCAGCTAAAAAGATAGGGATTAGTTATCAAACCTTATCTGATTATGAGAAAGATGAAAGCAAAATAAAGCTTTCGATGATTAGAAAAATGTGTAGTGTCTATAATATGCCTATAGATTGCATTTTTTTTAAATAAAAATACGCATTAATGAGTATTGAGAAGGAGATGTTAGTATGAATGAATTAATAAAAGTTAAAACAAAAGAAGATGTTCAAGTAGTCTCAGCTAGAGAGCTACATGAAACATTAGGTGTTAAAACAAGATTCAGTTTGTGGGTAAAGCAAAATTTTAAACACTTCAGAGAAAATATTGATTTTAGCTCCGTAGTTACAACTACACACCAAAATCAATATGGTGGGACTAAAGAAATACAAGATTATGCATTAACCATCGAAATGGCCAAACACATCGCCATGATGAGTGGAACTGATAAAGGATATGAAATCAGAGACTACTTTATCAAGGTAGAACAAGCTTGGAATAGTCCTGAAATGGTTATGAAGAGAGCTTTAGAAATTGCCAACAAGAAAGTAGAAAAATTGAAACTTGAAAATCAACAAATGCAACCTAAAGCATTATTCGCTGATAGTGTTGCAGCAAGCCATACAACAATCTTAATTGGTGAGTTAGCTAAGATTTTACGTGGCAATGGAATAAACATTGGCGCTAACAGACTGTTCCAATGGATGAGGGATCAAGGTTATCTCATCAGTAGAAAAGGAACAGATTACAACATGCCAACTCAAAGAAGCATGAACTTAGGGTTGTTCAAAATTAAAGAATCAACTATTACACATAGTAATGGTTCGGTATCTATCAGTAAAACAACAAAAGTTACTGGTAAAGGACAACAATATTTCATCAACAAGTTCATGAAGATGAACGAGACAGCAATTGGCTGAGATTAATTTTAAGGTAGGTGGTATAGATGATTGTAACAGCTACTTATGAACATGAGCTTTCTGATGCTGATATTGAAAGAATTGCTGAAAGAGTGGTTAGGAAGTTTAAACAAGATGAGGATCAAAATAAGCTGCTAAACATAACAGAATCAGCTAAGTACTGTGGCGTATCAAAAGAAACGTTTTGGAGATGGCGAAAAAGGTACAAAAATCTTCAGAATATTGCAATAACAGCTGGTGGGGTTGTTCAGTTCAGAGCTGAAGATTTAGATAAGTTTTTAGAAAGCAAATAAGAAAGTAAAAAAAAGAAGATGTTAGAAAAAATATAAAAGGAGTGGAATATGGAACCAATACTAGCGGTAATTGTAGCGTGTATAGCTTACGTAATAATTTTTGTTTTGGTTAGTTGGTTAAAGGATATTTTTACTGGAGGTAAATGATATGTGGTGTATTTATGGGATCCTGTTATGCATAGCATACGCAGGAAGTGTTGATTTATATAGGTTATGGAAACGAAAGGGTGAAGAAAAATGAATGATACAGGTAAAGATTTTATAAATTTAGGTGCTTTAGTAGCAATTTTCTTTAGTGGCTTGAGTTTTGGAATGGGACATTTGTATATAGGTTTTGGATTTGTAGTTTGGTTTGCTTTATCAGTAGTGGTTTTAGCAGGGATACGTAAAGGAGGTGATGAATAACAATGAAAGAAATTTATGAGGTAACACAAATAGCAGCAATACCAATAGTAATGACATTGCTGTGTGTGTATATGGGTAGACAAGACTTATTAGACGGTACAAATAAGAGCACGATTACTATTTTTGTAACGTTTCTTCTTTATATTTTGTGGGGTGTGGTTCTAGTTTATGGGAAAGTGTTGGGATAATCTCATTATACAAAATATATGTCAACTCTTTTTTGCCGCTAGTAGAAGAAGCATCATTTGCTGAATTAAAAATTTCAATATATTTTTGAACTTCAGGACAATATATTGAAACAGCCATTTCTAGATTTTGCTGGTTCTCAGAAAAATCAATAGGGAAAGGAAGAGTAAATATTTCATATTTAGTAACAGCACTGTATTTAATAAATAATTCTTGAAGTTTAGGTAATACTTCACGTTGAACGTAAATTTGATTGTCTTGATCAACTCTGTAGAATTCAAATTCTTGTTCTAATTTTTTAATAAATACATCATGTTCTCTATCCTTTTCTTTATTGTCTTGTTCAAATTCTAGTCGTTTTAAATTTAATGCATGTTCTTTCTTTTGTTTATCTTTGGCTTGTAGGTATTGAAGAATATTTAACGCTAAAGAAATGATAAGTGGCAAAAGATTATAAAGAATATCCATGGGAAATCACCTCTAGAAATAGATTATATACATTATACCAGAAAGGGAGATGACAAATGATTGAATTAACAACAGCAGCTTATTTTACATTGATAGGATTATCAGTTCTTGCTGGTTACACATTACATGGAATTGTTGAAGCAATGAAAGACGGTAGCTTTTGGGATTGGGGCGATGAAGATGAACATCATGAAAGGAGATGAGATTGTGGCAGAAATAAAAAAGATAGGTGCTGCAACACCTATCAAAAATGAAACTGAATACCAAAACAAAGTATTCAGTGATATCAAAGATTTAGAAAATAATATAGAGTCAATACAACTCTATATACATATTAACATATTGTTCACTGTTCCGCACTTAGAGCAGGAGCAATATGAATTCTTGAAAAAGTTAGAAAGTATCTATGGCAGGTATGACGATGGATAATTATGAACTCAAATTTAATAAAATAGTCGGTTCGAAAGTGCAATTTGAAATCGATGATCTTGATGCTTTTAAGAAAGATCTTAGAAAAGGTCATCTTAAATTCAATGCATCGCCTGCAGATCATAACATGATTTCAAATACTCAGAGAAAGAAACTTTATGCCTTGTTTCGTGATATTTCGGAATATACAGGGTATGAGGAGCAAGAAGTGAAACATCGCTTAAAATTCAAATTTTCGTACAATACAGGGTACGGAAATTTCTCGCTGAGTAACTGCACTAAGGAACTAGCAACACAATTTATTAGATTCGTGATAGAGTTTTGCTTTCGATATGACATTCCATTCGATTCAAAAGCAATGGAAAACACAATCGATGCAGAACGTCGTGTGTTTCTATGCTTGGTGCATAAGCAGTGTACTGTTTGTGGATCAAGACAGGGACTGCAGATAAATCACGAAGATACGGTCGGTATGGGAAACAATCGTAATCATATCGACCATAGAAATCATAGATTAGAAATGCTTTGCTTTAAGCACCACAGTGAATTTCACAACATTGGAGCTAAAGCATTCGCTGAAAAGTACCATTTTCATGGTATCAAGCTAAGCGATAAAAGCATTTTAAGCTTAAGGCTTATGAGTCAAAAACAAATGAATGAATTCGATAAAGAATACAAAAGACAAAAGGAGCTGAATAAAAATGACTGAAAAGCGTTACTTCTGGATTAAACTTCAGATGGATTTCTGGAAGAGTCCAGTCGTTAAAATGTTGAGAAAACCATCAGGGGGTGACACATATGCGGTCATCTACCTAGAGATGATTCTGTTATCACTTGAGAATAATGGATATATCTATTATTCGGGTGTGGGTGATAGCTTTGCTGAAGAAATTGCTTTGGTGCTAGATGAAGAAACAATCAACGTTGAATTCGTTCTAGCATTCTTAAAACAGAAGCGATTGATTGAATTTAGTGATGACACATCCTTTAAGTTTACTGAAGATGTGACTGCTGATTTGGTTGGGTCGGAAAGTGCATCAGCTCGCAGAGTTCGAGCATATCGTAAGCGTCAAAAAACGATTGCTAACGAACAAAAAGCGTTACAATGTAACACCGATGAAACGAACCGTAACTTAGATATAGATATAGATAAAGAGAAAGATATAGATAATAATATACGATCATTTTCTGACGAAAACGATCAAGTTACTTCTGAAAAATCTGTATCTAAGGAAAACCATTCAGTTCATAAACTAACTAAAAAAGAACTGGATGATAGATTTGAAAGATTATGGGCTTTATATCCTAGAAAAGTTGGGAAACAAAAGGCTCGTAAGTACTATGAACGAGCAGTAAAGAATGGTACTAGCGATAAAGAAATTAGAAAAGGTATCGAATCTTATAACAAAGAGATTCAAGTTCAAGGTACTCAAACTAATTTTATTCAACATGGTGCTACCTGGTTTGGCAATGCTGGTTGGGAAAATGAATACAACTTTGAACTACCTAAGAGAAACAACAATCAGCGGCAACTGATCCAAAAAGAAAAGTTACCGGACTGGGCTAAGAATGCAGGTAAGAAACAACTGTCAAATTCAATCATGTCTATGGCTGAGAAAGCTAAAGCAGAAGCTGAAATTGATGAGTTGTTGAGGAGGGTGTAACAGTGAAAAAAAGAAAAGTTGCAGAATTTAAAGACGCTAAAGGTCAATTTGTAAAACGTTATGACAAGTTGGTCGATAAAGATGGACTTCAATACATGGTAAGTGAGCAACACGATAGATATCTAGTGTTGTTGAGTCTGTCAGATGTCAGACCACCAATGCCAGTGATTCCATCTGACTTAAGTGATTATGTGAAAGTAGGTTAAAGAGTATGGAAAGAGCAGTTATAGATGAATGGCCAATTGACGCTAAGTATACAGCAGTTAAGTTCAGCGATGACACTTATGGATTAAAGCAGTTCATCGCAAATAAAGGGGAGCTATTCGAAGATGACATAGTTGTCCTATATAGCCCAAAAATCGACTCAATGCGATGCTTTGAGACAAGTGAGCATTTAGCAGGGGTCAAGAAATTTGTTGAGTTTCTAGATGATGTTGTAGTAAAGGAAGGTAAGGAAAATGGCAAAAGTAAAGATTAATTTCAGCATCGATTCATTGGCAGAGGGTGCAGGCAAGGAACTTATCGAGCGTGAGTTGAGTGATATTTTCAACAATATCAACGATCCGAACGCAGATCCAACAAAGAAACGTAGTCTAATCGTTAAAGTAGATTTTACTCCAGATGCAGACTATGACGAAGTTAAAGCGTCAATCAATGTTTCTAGTAAACTTGCTCCTGCAGCACCAGTTACAACTAAGATCATGACTGGACGTGATTTGAATACAGGAATGATTGCAGCTAGTGAACTTAAGTCTGGTGTTAAGGGTCAAACTTATATCGATGAACAAGGCGATGTAAGAACAGACACTGGCGAGAAAGTCGAAGATATTGAGAAAAAGAGCAAGATCATAGATTTACAAGAAAAGAGAGGTTAGAGCGATGGATTTAACAAAAGAAGCACTAGAATTTTTAGCAGAACAAAGTATTGAACCTAAAGAACGACAATTAAAAATTGGTGGCCAGGATTACATTATCAACAAAGATGGCGAGCCGGTATTGGTTGAACCAGTAATTTATAAGACTAAGGATCCACTTAGATTGAACACTTTATCTGGCTTGGTTGATTATATTAAATCATCAAATCTCGATTACAACACCGACCATGCATACTTACATGTAGTTGATGAAAAAACAGTCGAGCTAAAAAGTGCTTTGAAAGAAGACAGAGAGCGTGAATTGTTAGCAGTAGCAACTGCTATTGTTCCAGAATTCAAGTTCAACTCATACATGGATATTGAATCATTTAACATCGCTTTACAATCGCAATTTGTAAAGACTGATGATAGAGATATCTTGCTTAAGGTAGTTGGAAACCTTAAAGAAGATAATGTTCGTAGCACTGGCGATGATGGTATCAGTCAAGCAGTAACAATCAAGTCTGGAATTGCCACTGCAGAAAACATTAAGGTACCTAATCCAGTGATCCTTGCACCATATAGAACATTTGTTGAAGTAGAGCAACCAGAAAGTAAGTTTATCTTTAGAATGCAAAGTGGGCCATGTGGTGCAATCTTTGAAGGCGATGGTGGCTTATGGCGAGTTGAAGCTATCAAGACCATTGCTAAATATTTAGAAGAACAATTAAAAGGAACTAGAGTACAATTGCTTGCTTAATTGTTCGAAGTGTAAGAATAGTCTGTTAGGAGTGATGTAAATGGAGGCTACATACATAGCTTATGACGACAAAGAAAGAATTTTGACTGTTGGTACTGCTAAAGAAATAGCTGAGTATCTTGGAATCGGGATAATATCAGTCTATACCTTATCAAGCGATCTCAAACGTGGGGTTATAAATCCTAAAATTAAAATCTATAGTGTTAGAGGGATATGAAATGGATATTGAATTTATTGGATATGTTATAAAGTTTGGAAATTATTATTTTGGTGGCAGAACCCAAAATTCAATTAGCGTTGTAAAGAAATCACAGAATGCAGAAATATACGATGAAGATGAATTAGACATAGCAGAAAGAGTTGCATCTGACTTAGGTGGAACAATTAGAAAGATATATGTTTCTGATAAGGAATGATGAAGATGAACAAAAATATTAAAGAAATGTCAAAAAAGCTTGAGTCTGAATTTTGGTATGATTTTAAAAATTGGAAGGAGCTAAACTAGATGATTAAAAAGCAATCACCAAGACAAAAGATAAGAAATCGAGCTAGATATTGGGATAGTGATTATCTAGCAGGTTTCGTTAAAGGTTTAAAGATTAGACAAGAATATGAATACAGACGTGGTATGAGAGATCTGCATAAGAAAATAAGCGAAAGGTATGGGTTGGATGATGAATAGAAATAAAAATACTAAAGCGATGCTGGCAGAACTTAGAGAAGAATATCCTATTGATTACGAAACTGAAAACATAAGGGGTGATGTTGTAGATAAAAATGATAACTATGATGATTATGCTGATTTTGATGAATCTAAATTGTGGGAAGTAAGAATTCTTTATTTCGATAAATTATTTACGATTAGACGTAAATATACAGACCTATTCGAGATTTCAGATGATAATTATCTAGATATACATGATTTAGATGATCTCGGAAAGATAATCAACATAGTAGGAAAACATTTAAAGAAAATCAATTACGAGTGGAGGAATATAGAATGAATGAAAATATCAATAACATGATTGAAGAATTAAAGGAGAAGTATCCTAAAAAATGGGGAGATCCAACAAAAGGTTTGATGGTAAGTATTTCTGATACAACGAGTGCTTTTGAAAATGAATATGACTTTGAAGAAACGTTATTCTACAGTATCTGGATAATGTATAAGAGAAATGCTGTTGCAATCAATAGAGAAGATTTAATACAAAATTATTTCAGAATCACTACAGATGATTATATTAGGTTGGAAGACTTGGAAGAGTTAACAAAAATTGTAAATATAGTTGCTAAGCATTTAGTCAAGATTAATTTTAAAGCACATTTGTAATGAATTGATTTGCAGCGATTAGGAGAATTGAGTCAAATGATAAAGATCAATGAAAAAGTATTTAACAAAATTTGTAAGAAAATAGATGAGTTAGTAACTGGTAAGAAGCGTAAAGCAATGAAAAGCTCAAACCTTAGTTCATTATACACAATAAGTGTAACGGTCTATTTAAAAGATAAGAAAATTAAATTTGAACGAATTTCATTTTTTGATGAAAAAGGTAAATGGCTTGAAATTCGTTATTTTGATAAAGATAAATTAATACTTCTGGCCATGTTATTTAGAATTGATTTAGGGGAGGAAAAACAAGAGAATGAAGATTAATTTTAAAAACAAAGCAAAATCTGAAGATATGTACAAAGTTGGGAATGTTATCAAAGATGAAAACAACATTCTATATCTTATAACTACAAACATAGATGATGGTTATTCAATTGTCGACTTAAATAATAATCAAGTTTTTGGAACTTACAAAACACTTGAAGATTTATATATAAACGTAGGAGACGAAAGCGATAAGTTAATAAACGTAGAAATAAACGAAATTTAGGAAGAGCATTTGACCTTAATAAGTCTTAAAACTGTTAGATATTGGCTTATGTCTATTTGAACGGTATACATTCACAAAAAACGTAAATCAGGATCTCTCAAATGGCATAAACAGTACAGGCTTAGTATCTGTCAAAGGGTGCTAAGTCATAGGTGGTAAAGATACAAGGAAGCTACAAACAAAAATTTTTTGAAAAGGAAGTGAATAGCTCCTCCTCGTTAATATTACTTAAGTTTACATCGTAGTAACCTAGTAGATTTACTACCGAAACCAGACTTTTTTTTAAATACACGTTACAGTTACAAATAAATTTGGAAGGAGTTAATCCTCCGTGCATTATATTCTTCGTGGTAACTGTAACATCGCCTTGCATCCACATGATTTGAGATGGTCTTACGTTTTGAGAGCGTAGCAGGGCTTTATACCGGTATAGAAAATAAAACGACAGGAGTTAAATCATGGCTAAAAAATATAGGATAGAATTTACTGATGATGATATGGACAACATGAAATTGTATATCGATGAAGAAGAGAAACCAATCGATTTTATAAAGTTAACGTATCATACTGATGATGGTTATAAAAAAGGCATAAAGAAAGTAGTGCTTAGATATTTAGAACCCAATATTCATGAAGTGAAAATTGATGTTTTAGGAAATCAACTTGGTTTATTGGATATAATGCCAAGCGATTTTGATTAAGGGAGTAATTATTTATGCAATATTTAGGAACAAATGAAGCGATGCCTGCAAAGATAGGATCGTACAAATGTTGCATTAAAGGAGAAGAAAATAATGAATAGCAAAGAAAAACGTTCCAACAAAAAAGGCAAAGGAATAATCCAATCCATTATTGGTTTCGTTATTGCAAATGGATATATGGCAGTGTTTGGCATGTACTTTGGTACAAGTAAAGCAGTTGAATTATTGTTGTTGCTGAATTTATTTTTGGTATTTTTACCAGCATTATTCTGTTTTGTATTCGGAATGGTAGAAATATTTGCACCAGGAGAATTGGACGAGGACGAAGATTAAAGAATGAAAGGTGGCAGGTCAATGAAATTATATTTAGTGGAATACACTGTTGGTAGTGTAATTAGAAACATGATTGTGCGAGCTAAGGACCATAATGAAGCAGAAACACAAGTTAAAGTATCTGTGATAGCTAACATTCATGATGATAATTTTTAGGAGGGGTGTGAAGATGACATTAAATAAAGGAATTGCAGCAGGAATAATACTTATAAGCATATTTTATATTATCTTGAGTTATACATTGTTTATTTTTGCTGATAAAGATAAGTGCGAATATGTAAAAGATATTATCAGTATTGTAGGAGTCGTCATTGGATTTATGTCGTTTTTAATGTTGTTTCTTGGTAAATAATAAAAAGCACGCTCCCTTGGAAACGTGCCACCTAATATCAACTAAAATAATTATACCACAGGGAGAGTGTAGAAATGGACTATATGGAACTTTTTGAGCCAGTCGACGAAGTCCAAACGGCTAGAAATGTTAGGAATTTTTTTAACAAAGATTTAGATAAATTATTACGAATGGCAAACGAAGTACCGTCATTTTTACGTTCGCCAGTGATTGATGATATGCCTAAATCACCTAGTTTTAAAAATGGTAGTGAAGAGATTTTGGTAAATCATTTTGAATCTAAATCATACATAGCAAAAAACATTCTAGTCGGAGTTAGTAAAGCTTTAAATAACTGTCGTTTAATTCATAAACAAATACTAATTGCTAAATATCTAGATGATATGTATGATTGGCAGATAATGCAAAGATTGAATTATGAAAAAACTCGATATGCAGAATTAAAAATTAATGCATTAAATGAATTTGCAGACAGATTAGAAGTACAACCAGATTGTCCTAATTTGCATGTATATATCAAGAAAAACGGAAATCAAACGGAAAGTTAGCGGAGTTGCAACGGTACTTTAGTGAATTATTATGGTATTGTAGCAAAGGTAAGTTAGGTTAGTCGCTTTATAGACCACGAGAGTTAAAACTTACTAATGCGTACTTTAGTTGTTAAATTAAATTTCACTTCAAGAAGTCTAGTCTTTATGGCTAGGCTTTTGTATTATATTTGTGAGGTGAAATTTATAGTGATAAACAAAACATTAAAATTATTAATTGCTGTGATAACTGTTGTAGGATATACATTAATGGTGGTGAATAAAGTGAATATAGGCTATATGATAATTGGATTATTAGTAATAGTTTTAATATCCTTTTTATTGGTTCCTGAGATTAAGCAAATTTCAACTAAATATTTTTCACTATCTAAAAAAGTTAATGAGGCAATGGTACAGTATAAAGAATTTAAAGAAACTGTTTATCCAATCCTACAAATAGAATTAGCTAATATCTCTAGTGTCGGATATATGGATGCAGGGCCTAAAAGTAATGAACTTGTTGAATTTCTTGAAAAAATAAAGAAAATAAAAATTAATGATGATAGAATTAATAACTTAATTGTAGTTGCCAAATCACAAGTTTTATTAGCTTTTAAAACGGAACTAGCATATTACAACAGTAAAGCCAAAGGATTTATTAGTACAGGATTAAAACCTTACTATTCAGATGATTATATTGATAAAGATAGTATATTTGTTGATTTCAAAGGGTTAGAAAATTTAATTGATGAAATAGAAGATATTAAAACTAAAGGGAAATATCAAACTAAATTACATAAACTAAAACAATTCTATAATGAAAATTTTTAAGTCAGTCTAGCCAGGCTGGCTTTTTATTTTGGAGAAAATTATGAAAGATAGTATAGATTTCGGAAAAGTCCAAACTTATGAAGAACTAAGGATGTTACGCGAGCTAGAGAAACACTACAAGAAACATCCAGTGAAACATAAGTGTAAGTACAGTAGAGATATCAGCAAAATCAAATTAAAAGGTGGTGGGTGATATGCCAAGAGTTAGACGATGCAGATATAAAGATTGTCATGCGATGGTGGAATTACCAGACCATTATTGTAAGCAACATTATAGTTATGAAGCAGAGTATCTAGCTAATAGACAGAAGTGGGCAAGGTCAAGAGGTAAGTCATATCAGCATCGCTACAATACAGTTACACGTAACCGTAACAGTAATAAGTCTGAACAATATAACTTCTATCGTAGTAAGCAGTGGGTAAACTTGAGACAGTTGGTATTGAATAGAGATTATTATTTGTGTCAGTATTGCAAAGTAATTAATAAGATTACCAGTGCTAAGACAGTAGATCATATTGTACCAATTGAATATGACGCAGACTTGAGAGCTGATACTGGTAACCTTGCTACAATATGTTCAAAGTGTCATCGACTCAAAACAGATTGGGAACGTTGGTACTATGGCACAGGTAAGGATAACCAGTTGAAACAAGTATCTAAAATTACAAATATTAGTGAGATTGTTTTAGAAATGAATAGACTTGCTAAAACGTCCCTAAAATAGCCGTAGATGCATTTTAAATAAATTGAATGGAATTGAATTACATTAAAGGCAAAATTAAATTTATCCCCCGCCCTGGTAAGAGCCAAGGAAGAGCGCACACATAGGAATCATCTTATAAAAAAGTGCAATTTCTGAAATTTTTACCTAGGGGGGTACCACAATTGAAAGGAGGTAAGCCAGTGGTTAAAAAAGTCTTTTATCAGCAGAATGATGGGCGTTTAAGCGGTACGCCGCCAAAGCACTTAGGAACGGTAGCAAAGGTATGTTGGCGCAAAATCGTACCCTTTTTAGAAAGTACAGAGCGAGTTAAAAGAATAGATACTGCATTAGTAGAATTGTACTGCTCGCAATATGAGATTTATCGTCAAGCTTACGATGATGTCTTAGAGAATGGCATTCAAACTAAGATATTTAAATCACTTCAAGATGCTAGTGGTTCGATAGTAGGAAAAGATTTTGTTGGTTATCGTAAGAATCCAGCTGTTGCAACGATGAAAGACGCTAGTATACAGATAACTAGTATTGGTAGTCAACTTGGCTTATCTCCTAAAGCACGAGCTGAATTGATGCAATTGGTTGATAGCAAAGAAAAAGAAGATTCAACTGAAAAATTAGCAAAGATTTTTGGAGGTGAAAGTTAGTGGAAGTAGATTTGACTCAAACTCATGATGTTTTAGGAACATATCATAGTATCGATTTTTCAGATATTAGAAAGAAATATCAAGATGAAGGTACTAAATATGCTTTTAAAGTACTTGATGAAGAAATTGAAACAGGATATCTAATAAAGCTAGCTTGTTTTAGACACCTAAGAGATTTGCAAAGGCAGAATACAAAGGAGTTTCCTTATCGTTATTCAGTTAAGCAAGCTGAAAAACTATTGTTATTTGCCTCAATGTGTCCAAATGTGGATACAGGTTCTCCAACTGAATTAATGGATTGGCAAAAGTTTATTTTTTGTATGCTATTTGGTTGGAGAAATTTAGAAGGGCGAAAAAGATTTAGTCGTGCGATGGTATCTGTTGCTCGTGGACAGGGCAAAACTTACTTGATGGCAATTTTAATGTGCTACTCCTATTTTATAGAAAGCCTTGGATTGTCTAATCAAGATTATCTAGTGGCATCAATTAACTTTAAACAGACTAATAAGATATTTGGTTATATTAAAACAATGATGAAGTACATCGTTAAAACGGATATGTTTAAAGATTATGCTGCTACTGTTGACTTTAAAGCTCAAAGTGATCAGATGATTATGAAAGAAAAGAATAACGTTTTACGTGCTATCTCTCATGAATCAGGACAATATGATAGTTTTCACTTTACAACAGCTATTTTTGACGAAATTGGAGAAGTAAAAAGTAGAGAAAAGATTAGTAAGATTATTTCAGGTCAAGTTAAAGTGCCTAATCATCAATTCATTCAAATATCGACATCTTATCCAGATCCTAGTGTTCCATTTCATGAAGATCAAAAAATGATTCAACAAGCGATGGAACAAGATTATAAGCGTGATGCAGATAACTTTTTAGGATTAATTTGGGCTCAAGATAGCTTAGATGAAACTTTTAAGCCAGAAACGTGGTATAAATCTAATCCTCTATTGTATCTAGATAGTCAAAAACAAGTTTTGATGGAAGGATTGCAAGATAAACGTGATGCAGATATGCTATCTGGTAATGTAGCAGACTTTCAAAATAAGAATTTAAATTTATGGTTAACAGAAGCAACCAATAGTTTTTTGAAGTTAAGTGATATAGAACGAGCTATCCAGCCTAATTTCAATATTGAAGGTAGGACTGTATATATTGGCTATGACTATTCGATGTTTTCTGACAATACTGCAATAGCTTTTGTATATCCTTATTTAGCCAATCATGGTGTGCCTAAATGGAGAGTTGAACAACATTCATTTATTCCTTGGCAACATGCCGGCTCAATTGAGGCTAAAGAAAAACAAGATGGTATAAATTATCGTGAATTAGCTAAGCAAGGTTATTGTACTATTACCAGTCATCCACAAGGTTTGATTAATGATGAACAGGTTTACCATTGGTTATTAAACTACATACATGATAATGATCTTAATGTTATCTTCTTTGGTTATGATGATTGGGGAGCAACTACTACAATAAAGCAACTTGAGTTAAATACTGATTATCCATTGCAAGGTATCAGGCAACGGACATCAGAGTTAAAAGATCCTACAAAATTTTTGCAGAAATGCTTTATTGAAGGGACAATTACACGTCCTGACGATAAAATCATGGAAAAAGCATTAATGAATGCACAGATTTATGAAGATAAAATCGGTATTCAAGTAGATAAAGCTAAAGCAACCCTTAAGATTGACGTGGTAGATGCAATTATTGATGCGATGTATCAGGCAATGTACCATTTTGAAGATTTTGGAATAGCTAATGATAAGTCAAAACAAGTTAAATTAATGACAACCAAGCAAGTTGAAGATTGGTATATGAGTGATGAATCTGGATTATTAGGGGGTGATTTTGATGATTTTTAGACGAATTATAGGCTATTTATGGCAATTTTCAGACGTTTTATTGTTTATTTCAGCAATGATTGTGTTAGATTATACAGCCTTTAGAATTAACGCTACACTAGGTTGGTTTGTAATATCCTTAATATTATTTGTCTTAGGTTGGCTAGTTGAAGTCATTTCTGAACGAAGACGAGGTGATAGTTAATGCCAATATTTAATATTAATAATGCTTTAAAAACGTCAACAATGAGTGTTCCATTTAGTTTTGGTGATGAAGAAGTTTTCAATGTCCTGACTGGTAAAGATAGTGATACTTATATTAGCGCTAAAGAAGCCTTAAAGAATTCAGATATATATTCAGCAATTTTTCAATTATCTGGAGACTTGGCATCTTCACGAATTATCAGTAGTAAGACCAGGTATCAAGGAATAATTGATAATCCAACTTTGACGTCAAATAAACATGCTTTTTGGCAAGCAATATTTGCTCAACTGTTGTTGGGTGGAGAAGCTTTTATATACCGTTGGCGAAATATTAACGGTATAGATCATCATTGGGAATATTTACGTCCTTCACAGGTTAGCGCATATCTACTAGATGACGGTTCAGGGTTAATTTACAATATTACCTTTGACGAACCAAAAATCGGAGTAAAAATGAACGTCCCACAAAATGACGTTTTACATTTTAGACTACTTTCTAAAAATGGTGGTATGACAGGTATTAGTCCTTTATCTGCCTTATCTAACGAACTTAATATTAAAAATGATTCTAATAAATTAACTAGAGCAGCATTAAGTCAAGCGATTATGGCACCTGGTATTTTAAAAATTAAAAACGAAGGTACCATAGATTGGAAATTAAAGGCATTACGTTCTAAACAATTTATGAGACAAGTTCAAAGCGCAAATAATGGACCAGTTGTAATCGATGATTTAGAAGAATATTCACCTTTAGAAATAAAATCAGATATTGCTAAACTATTAGCACAAGCTGACTGGACCGGTAATCAAATCGCTAAAGTATATGGTATTCCTAATTCTTATTTAAACGGTCAAGGAGACCAGCAATCATCTTTAGACCAAATAAAAGGAATGTATGCTAATGCTTTATCTAGGTATATGGAATCAATCGTATCAGAGCTTAACAATAAATTAAGTACGACAATTCACTATAATATCAGACCGGCAATTGATCCACTACAAGATAGTTACGCTCAAGTGTTATCAGGATTAACTAAAGATGGAATGCTAGCACATAATCAAGCTAGATACCTATTACAAGGAACTGGATACTTGCCTGATGATTTACCAGAACCACAATCAGCATTATTGAACCCACCGAAAGGAGGTGATGCTAATGGTAAAGATTCCAATTAAAGGAGCTATTGTCGATGATAATACAGCGATGTTCTATGATTATTTTGGCATGACTTGTACAAGTCCTAAAAAAGTATCAGCGATTTTAAATGAAGAAGTTGCTGAAGGCGATGATATTGTTGTTGATATTGCTTCAAATGGTGGAGATGTATTTGTTGCTTCTGAAATTTACAGTATGCTTAAGAATAATGCATCTAATGTAAAAGTTAATGTTACAGGATTAGCTGCATCTGCTGCATCAGTAATTGCAATGGCTGGAGATACAGTATCAATTGCACCAACAGCTCAAATCATGATACATAAAGCATGGACAAATATGGATGGTAACGCTGATGATTTAAATCATGAAGCAGGCGTTTTAAATAACATTGATAAATCGATTGCTAGTGCTTATGAGTTAAAAACAGGTATGAAACAGTCTGACCTTTTACAAATGATGTCAAACGAAACATGGTTGACTGCTCAAGATGCAGTAGATAAAGGCTTTGCTGATGAAATTATGTTCGTTAATGAAGATGAACAACTAGTTATGAACTCTATGGAAGATATACCTAGTAAATCAGCGATTAATAAGTTAATGAATTTAATTTTAAAAGCAGATAAACAACAAAATAAAACAACAAGCCAGTTTAAAAATCCGAGCTTAAAGGATAAGAAACTGGCTATTTTAATGGAAAGAAGGAAAAATAATGAATATTAATGAACTTAATAATGCTTGGATTGAATCTGGGCAAAAAGTAGCAGATTTAAACATGCAAATTAATGCTGCTTTAATTGATGATAATTATCATGAAGAAAAATTTGCTAAATTAAAAGCTCAACGTGATAAAGAAGTTGCACGTCGTGATAATTTGAAAGAACAATTAGATGCTGCACGATCTGAACAAGTTTATAACATGCCAGACAGTGCAAAAGAACCATTGAATGATAATGAAAAAGATTTAAAGGCAAAATTCGTTAAAGATTTTATTGGTATGATGAATAACGATCCTAAAGTATTAGCGATGGTTACATCTTCTAAAGATGATAGTGGTAATAATGCAGGTTTAACAATTCCTGAAGATATCCAAACAGCTATCCATCAATTAGTACGCCGTTACGATTCATTAGAACAATATGTAAATCGTGAGTCTGTATCTATGCCAAGTGGTTCTCGTGTGTTTGAAAAATGGACTGATGTTACACCATTAGCTAACCTAGATGATGAGGCAGCAACAATTGGCGATAACGATGATCCAAAACTAACATTAATCAAGTTTGCAATTAAACGCTATGCAGGTATTACTACTGTTACAAATACTTTATTAAAAGACACGGCAGAAAACATCTTAGCTTGGTTATCTGCTTGGATTGCTAAAAAAGTAGTAGTTACACGCAATAAAGCAATTATTGATGTAATGAATAAAGCGCCAAAAAAACCAACTATTGCAGATTTTGACGGTATCATTGATTTAATTAATACAGGGGTAGATCCTGCAATTAAAACAACATCATTCTTGATGACTAATACATCTGGTTTGAATACTTTAGCTAAAGTTAAGGATGCAATGGGACGCTACTTATTACAACCAGATCCTAAGCAACCAGATCAATACATTATCAAGGGTAAACGAGTAATCGAAATTGCTGATCGTTGGTTACCAGATAACTCTGGAAGTCATCCACTATATTATGGAGACCTAAAACAAGCAGTAACTTTGTTTGATCGTGAAAATATGTCTCTATTATCTACTAATATTGGTGGTGGAGCATTTGAAAAAGATTTAACTAAAGTTCGTGTAATTGATCGATTTGACGTAGTAGCAACTGATAGTGAAGCTTGGGTAGCTGGTTCATTCAAGACTATTAAAGATCAAGAAGCTAAGTTAGCAGCCAACAACGTTTAGAGGTGATTTAGATGGATAAGGAAATATTACTTGATGATCTGAAGTTATCTCTTAGAATCGATGGCGATGATGACGATAGATTACTAAATTCATATATTAATGCTGCTAAAGTTTATATTAAAACTGCAGTAGGTGGCGATGATGAGTTTTGGCAACAAGAAGATGTTATTGCAGTTCAAAAAATAGCGATTTTGGCTTTAGCTGGTGCTTATTATGATTACAGAGTGGCTTTACAAGATGTAATGACTTATCCTATTAATCTAACTTTAAATGCGATAATCTCACAATTACGTGGAAAATTAGCGTTATACGAAGAAGGTGAACTAGATGCCTAAAAAATTACTTCATTCGTCTTTTAATCAGCGTATAGAGTTTATGACTGTTAAACCAGTTATAAATGATTTAACTGGAGATACAGTTGAAAAGCCAGTAACATTATTTTCTTGTTGGTGTGCACCTCAAAGACGGACCATGTCTCAGCAGTTCCAACTAACTGGTTTAGGACTTGAGGATACGCTAACTGTAGCAATTAGGCACAATAGCAATGTTAGTAAAGCAATATTAGCTAAATATAAAAATGATATTTACGAGGTTGTATCTTTTTCTCCAGATGAAACTAATAATCATATGGCTTACGATTACATTGTTATTAGAAAGAAAAAGGGTTCTATACAAAATGGATGACTTTATTAACCAATTACAAAACTATTCTGATAATTTAGATAGTTTAGTACCGAATATCGAACATCAACAAAGAATTACACAAGCTGGAGCAAAAGTATTAGAAAAAAATTTGCAAGAAGTAACACCAGTATCTAAGTTAAATCGTAAAAAAGATAAGCACTTAAAAGAATATGTAATGTCACAAAATACCAACATTGACGGTCAAGAAGATGGTAGTTCAACAGTTGGATTTGGTAAAAAGGCTTATATTGCTAGATTTTTAAATGATGGAACAGTTAAAATGCCGGCAACTCATTTTGTAGATAATGCTGTCAATGAATCTAAAAAAGAAGTTTTACTAGCTAATAAGGCTGAATATGACAAAATAATGCGAGGTGGTAAGTAATGGAAACACCAACCACGATAGCAAAAAAATTAATGAAGGATATTACTTGGATAGATGAGTTATACTCTGGTTCTATTCCAAGTAATGTGGAAGTAAATACAAATAAAAATACAGTATTGATTACTGAATATTTAAACGAACCTAGTCAGTATGCCAATATGGAAATAAAGTATTGGCTTATAGGTGTTGAAGTGCAGATATTCTATAAACTTGATGGAGAAGATTTTCAAAATTGTGAAATACAAGTAGCTAGATTATTCAATGATAATCGTTGGAAAATTGACACATCAAGAAATAGGATTAAAGACCCAGACACTAAACAATGGACTAAGGTTTTTTATTTTTCAAAAAATTTAGAAATGGAAGAAGGTATTTAATATGGCTAAATCAAGTACACATGGTGTACGTTATATTGGGCTAGCAACTATTGACGATAGTGGCGTTTTATTAAAGGGACAATCTGGACTTAGCGATAATGGTATCTACATCATCGACGGAAAAGGCGAAGGTACGATTACAGCTAATATTACTGGATTAGAACAAGCAGGAACCCCAGTATATGCAAATAATCAAGTTAAATTAATTCAACACGGAAAACAACAACCACAAGTAGCTTTGACAGTATTGAATATGAATAATGATGTTTTGAACAAAATTAAAGGTTATGTTTCTGATGGTAAAGGCGGATACGTTTTATCTTCTGGAGACAAACCTAACGTAGCTTTACTGTTATGTTCTGAAGATGTTGATGGGACTTTAATTTATGAAGGCTTTTCTCATGGTGAAGTTACTGAAACTGGACGTAACCACGGAACAGATAATAATAACTTAACTAGAGCTGATGCAACATTAACTTTCCAAGCATTAGAACCATTAAAAGCAGATATTTTCATGGATGATAAAGGAGTTCAACAACCTTATAAAGTTTGGGCAGACGATGAACCCGGATTTGACCTAAATCTAATGTATAAAGAAGTATTTGGCGGATTTTCTGATGTACAAAGTTTACGCATTCCTAAGAAGTTCAAAACAACCACAGTTATACAAACAAACGCTAGCCCTACTTCAGTAACTGCACAATAAAATCAACAGAGACGATTAATATGAGGCGAATAAAGAAGGGAACAAAGAAATGTCAATTAGAATTAATACTAAGCCGTTAGGATTAAAGAAACCTATTTTTGTTGAACAAAGTGTCAAAAATGTAAAGCTTGCTAATGAAATGATGAATAAAATGCTTAAATTAGGTATTGAGCAAGAAAAAGTAGTGGCAATCAATTTTGATGAATTAGAAGAAAAAGAAACAACTGAAAAAATGTTGGAAATTAATACTTTAGAAGCAAGCTACATTGATGATGCATTTGTTTTTTTGCAAAATATCCTTAAGTTATCTAGCAAAGAAAAAGAACTTGCTGAAAGTACTTTAACGATGGAAAAATTAGGAGAATACCTAAATTATGTAGTAATGAGAGTTAAAGGAATTGAAGGAAAGCCAGAAGCAATATCAGAAAAAGATCCAAAAAAAGATTAAGGCTGTTATCCGATGAATATTACAAAAATAAGGATGAACAAGCCGATTTATTATTTTTACAAAAAACATTACTATTAGAATCCGGTATACCAGTATCAGTTAGTGATAAAGAAGATTTTCAATTATTAGTTGAAGTAATAAATGCTAAAGCTAAAGAAGACAGAGAAGTTTCACCAAGAGAAATGTTGAGACGTTTTAGAGGACAATAATATTTCGTGTTATAATTAGGTTACTTAGCATACATGAGGTGGTTAATTTGACGAAAACTGATGTAACGCGAAAAGATATCCGATATTTTATTTTTCACAAGCATTTTAGGTGCGGTAATGTTTATTTCAACGATAAATTACAGAAAATTTTGATTGTAAGTTTCTTTTTGAAAAATTGTAAAATGTACGATTATAGCGATTTAAAATACGGAAGAATTTATCTTAATGAACAATCCAGAAAGATTTATCATACCAGAGGGCTTAGCAGCGTTCCGGAAGAAGAAAAATATTACTATAATCCTCAAATGGTACTAGAATTTAGAGATGGTTTTACTTACGAAGAAATCATCAGGCATGGGAAAACTTTAAAAGAAAGTGTAGCTGGATTAAGTTTACAATATAAGAATGTTGATTTTGGAAGTAAGATGACTGAAATCAGCGAGCAAAATGGGGATTTATAAAAGTCAGTTTTGAACTGGCTTTTTTTATTTTGAAGGAAAGGAGGTTAATTTATCAGTGAAAGTACAAAATGAAATGGCCACTAAAATAACCCTAGATACAATTGAAGCAGCTAGAAGTTTAAAGAGTTTCACATCTGGAATATCAGCATTAACTAATGGATGGAAAGCAAGCGAAGCAGCACATAAAGCGGTTGGAGATAGTTTAGGAGCTTTAAAAGCTAAATTTGATGGCATTGGAAATGTTATTGAAGTACAAAAGCAAAAAATAGAAGAGTTAAAAAGTCGTCAAGAAGGACTAGATAGAACTAATAAATCTCAAGCTGAAACTTGGCTAAAATTAGAAAAAGATATTCAAACAGCTACTAGACAATTAACAAGCTATGAAGCTCAACAGGAAAAAGCTAAATCATCAATGGAATATTACACATCTGGTTTAGCTGATTTACAAAAAGGATATCGAAATACACAAGCTTTATCTAAAAGTTATGCTGAAAGACTGCAGGCAGAAGGTAAAGCATTAGACGCTAAAAAAGTACAGTTAAGCGGGGTTAAGAACTCGCTAACTAATTTAAGCAAACAGTACCAACTGCAGGAAAAAGAGCTACAGTCTATTGCTGAAAAATCAGGGATAACAAGTGAAGCCTACATGAAACAGCAAATTAGGCTAAATGAAACTGCCACAGCAATGGCAAAAGCTAAATCATCAATAGGGCAATTAAATGCAGAAATGAAAGTACTAAATCCAGGTGTATTTACCAGGATGAAAAATAAAGCTAATGAACTAAACGGAAGAATGGGCAAATTAAAAGAATCTGTCCTATCTTTTAAAGGATTAGTTGGGGTAAATCTTATTTCTAATGCGGTTACTAGTGGATTTACGCTTTTGACTTCTCAAATGAAAGGTATTATTTCTACAGGTATTCAAGTATCAAAAACTGCTGGAGCAATGAAGAAACGTTGGGAGAATTTAGGTGCAAGTGCTAATGATATAAAACAGTTAACAAATACGTTATCTGATTTAAAGACAAATTCGAACTCGACCGCAGAAGCAGTAAATAAAATGCAAACTAACTTTTATGGAATAACTGGATCTGTGGAAAAGACAAACACTTTAAGTAAAGGTGTTGCTAGCTTATCTTTACAATTAAAGTTATCTCAAGACCAAGCAAATAATTTTGCTACAGGGTTAGGTAAAATTGAAGCTTCAGGGAAAGTTACTAGGAGTTCTTTACAAAAATTAGAAAAACAAGCTCCTGGGTTAACTACAGCTCTACAAAAGGCATCTGGTAAAAGCAAAGAAGCATTTGACACATTACTTGATTCGGGAAAAATGACAAGCGGCCAATTTAATGACATCTTGGAAAAAGCTTCAGAAGATTATAAGAAAAACAGTAAGGCATTTGGCGAAAATTCTGGTGGGGCATTGAAGAAAATGCAAGAAAACTGGAAGAGTACACAAGCAAAACTGGCTGAACCATTAGTGAAAGTTCAAGCTACTGGACTAAATGAATTAAATAAAGCTTTAGATGATAAAGAAACGCAAAAAGGAATTCAACAAATTGGTAAATATATTGCACAAGTTGCAGTACAATCGGCAAAGTTTCTTGCGTATTTAGCTAAACACCAAAGTACAGTTAAATCTTTTGTTAAAGTAATAGGCTCGATGGTTATTTTTGTAAAAGTTACAGGCTGGATAAAGCAATTTGTGACAGCAGCTGCAAGTGTAGCTGGAGCACTAGGACCTTGGGGATTAGCAATTACAGGTATTACATTAGCTTTAACGTATTTGTATACCCATAGTGATAAATTCAAGAAGTTTGTTGATGGTTTGGTAAAGGATGCTAAAAAAGCATTTAATAATATAGTCAAGTTCTTTAAAAACTTACCTAAAGAGATATCTAAAGTATGGAAGAACGTTACAGGTTTCTTCAGCAAAGATTGGAAATCAATTAAAGATACAACTAACAAAGGTATCAAGAACACTAAAAAGAGTTGGAATAAGTTTAATAAAGATGTTGCTAAGTTTGCCAATAATATGTGGAAAGACACTAAGAAGAAGTTTAGCGATGGCTGGAATAGTTTAAAGAAGAATGCTGATAATGGTAAAGATAAGGTTGTAAAATTATGGAATAATCTTAATAATGCAACGCTTAATGTCGCTAAAAAAATGGCTAAAGAGAATCCTAAACAGTTTAAATCAGGCTATGATGCTATTCAATCCTACACTAATACTTGGAAAGATTTTACCAGTGGACATTGGGATAAATTAGGCGGTGATATTAACGATACTGCTAAAAATATCCGTAAATTTACTAAAAATATATTCAAGGATATGTATGATTGGTTGAATGATAAGACTGGTGGCAGATTAAGCGATATGGTAAATACTTTTACTGATAAATTCGGACAACTAAAAGATATTGTCGGTTCAGCAGTTAAAGGTGTTAAGCATAAAGCTGTAGATTTGGTAAATGGTGTGATTAAACCAGTTAATGATATGTTAGGTGGTTTAAAGAAAGGTATCAACTGGGTTCTTGATAAAGTTGGTGCTCCACAAATAAATGCTAGTTGGAAAATTCCAACAGTATCTTATGCTAAAGGTACACCTAATATGCAGGGCGTCAATGGAACTCACCAAGGTGGCTTAGCGCTAGTTAATGATGGTGTAGGTGAACATTATCGCGAAATGTTTAGACTACCTGACGGAAAAGTAGGTATTTTTCCTAAACAACGTAATATGGTGGTACCTTTACCTAAAGGATCAAGTGTATTAAATGGTGAAGATACTTATAAATTAACTACAATGTTAGGTATTCCAGCATATGCTAATGGTATTGGTAAATTCTTTAAAGGTGTTTGGAATAGTGCTGTTGATTTAGTTGATGAAGCAGAAGATATTTTGAAAAAGCCAGCAGAATTTTTAAAAGAAGTCTTTGAAAAACATATTGGTAATTTATCAGCTAAAGGCTTAGCTGGCGATATTATTACTAACTTTCCTAATAAATTAGCAAGTCTAGCAGTTGGCTGGGTAAAGAAATTATTTGAAGATTTTGGAGCTGGTGGCGATGGCAATAGTCCTGCTGGCAGAATGGCTAAATCTGAATTTGCTAAGATAGCTAAACACGCTGCTAGATTAATGCATCAAAAACTTAGTGAACGTGATATAGAGCATTTGTACTATCAAGCATCAACTGAATCTGGTGTAGATCCTGCTCAAAATGGTGGCTATGACGATCATGACGGAACAGGTTTACCAATTGGATTATTCCAATATAAACTTGGTACTTGGAGAAGTTGGGCAGTTCCAGGACATGCTAATATTCATTCTGCCTTAGATCAAATTATGGCAGTTTTAAATGATAGTAATTGGAGAAATGATTTCCCACCAATCGGAGTAAAGAGAGGTTGGGGACCTTCAGGACATAGGCGTATGGCTTGGGGTGGAAAGATTAACACTAACCAACTAATCGAAGTAGCGGAAAATAATAAGCCAGAGTATATTATTCCAACTGATCCAGTTAAAAGACCTAGAGCATGGCAACTAATGCATGAATTAACTTCTGAATTTACTAGACAAGAACCAAAGCATATAAAAGATTTAGATAATCAAGATCTAAAAGAATTAAATCAGAAATTTGATAGTTTATTGACGATGTTTAGTCAATTATTAGGTTTAAATAGTCAACAAATTAAAGCTATTAGAGAAAGTGGATTTGATAAGACAAAACAATACCAGCAACAAGCATTAGACCAAAGATTAGCAAATTATCAAGGATATTAGAGGTGTTAGTGATGAAAACAGATGAATTCTATATTAAACACGAAGATGGACCAGAAATAAGTTTATCGGATATCACACCGCACTTATATTTGCTAAAAGTAGAAGACAACCCATCAATAGCAAATGTGTATCAAAATAACGTTATGCAAGATGGCGAAACGTGGAATTACACAACTTATCAGCCAACGACAGTATCTTGTACTTTTGCCTTATGGTTTTCAACTTGGCAAGATTATTTATTAGCTAAGCATGATATTATGAAAACTTTCATGCAAAAAGGATTGTTAAGAATTAGAACGGATTTGGATAGTCATATTGTCAGATATGTTAGAGCAGCACCTTTTACAATTTCACCTAATGAAGATGGTGCTCATTGGGCTAATTTTACAGTATCGTTTGAAAATCCCAGCGGTATGAAGTACAGCTTATTATGCTCAAATCAGATTAATCAAGATTCAAGTTGGGGATATGGTCAGAATTTGGAAACAAAAGATTTGCAGTATCATTTTTCTAATCAGACTAATATTCAAGTATTTAATGCTAGTGATATTGCCGTGGATCCATATTTACAAAAACACGATTTAAAAATAACAATTAAAAATGTTAGTGGCAATTTAACCATTCAGAATAAAACTAACAATAGCAGTTGGAAATATAAGGAGAATTTAGTAGCTAACGATGTTATTTTGATTGACGGTATCTACACCTATAAAAATGGAAATTACGATAGTATAAGTACTGATTTTGGTTATTTAAAACTTAATAAGGGATATAATGAAATAATTTTAAGTCAAGAAGCAGATATTGAGTTTTCATTTCCCTTTATCTATTTATTTTAAGGTGGTGAAGGTAATTGTATGTAGTTAAATTTAAACCCAGAAACCAAGACAAGATATTCATCATGAATAATATTTTGTGGAATAGTTTTAATTTACAATGGGAAGTTAATGAAACTTATCAAGTGACTTTTACCATTTATGATGACGGACTAGAATTATTTAAATTAATCGAAGTAGAAGCAAGTATCTATTTTGACAATCAAGAATATATTATTAAAAATTTATCTGTTAATCACTCATCTGGAATGTCTACCATACAAATAACAGCAACACATATATCTAATGAACTATCTACATTATGGAAATATGACGTAAACGATGGAGATAAAACTTATTCAGTTAATGATGTATTAGCATTTTATCTTGATGGAAATAAGAATGGTTTTTCATATCAAGTTATCGGTAACTTTGATAAGCAACAGATAACTGATTTAGGTAATACTAATGGTAAGGATATGATATCTAAGATTTTATCTACTTGGGAAAATGCTATTTTTTATCCAGATAATAGGAATATAAGGATTTATAATAAAAAAGATTTTTATCAGAATAAAGGCAAAAGATTGGATTACTTGCATAACACGAGTGAAGTTCAATTAAATATTGATTCAACTGGGATTATTAATAAAATTAGAGCAATAGGAACTGAACATGAAGTTACAACTACCAAAGAAATTACTGTGATGGATAGCAATGGTGATAGTTGGGGTTGGCCTTTTCCAAATGTAGGGGAAGGAAACTTTATGGGAGGTCAATTATTCGGTGTTAATGCAGGTGGTGGATTTAGGCCTAATGGATTCCATGACGGTTTAGATTTTGGCTCAGTAGATCATCCTGGTAGTGCTGTTCATGCTATTCATAGTGGAAAAGTAACAATAAAATCTTATATGGGCGGTTTGGGTAACTATGTTGTTATCTCTGGTGGTGGATACAATGTTGTTTATCAGGAAGCTTTTTCAAGTGCAGGGAAAATAACAGTTAATGTAGGAGATACTGTAAAAACAGGCGATGTAATAGGTTATCGTGATACAGACCATTTGCATGTTGGGGTAACACGCCAAGATTTCAATATTGCAGTTGGGAAATCCTTTACTAATGATGGAACCTGGTTAAATCCGTTAGACTTAATTAAAAGCGGTGGTACAGGTCCTACTACTCATACTGAAACAGAAGAAGAAACTCATACAGAAAAATATTTTGATGATTTTATGGTTGAAGATAAAGATTCTATTGAAAAATGGGGAGAACATCCAGCAGCAGATATGTCGGATGATAGATTCCATGATAAAAATGCAATGGAGGCATATGTTAGAAGTAAATTCCAACTAGAACCATTAATATCTGGTACAGCTAATGAATCGAGTAATATTAAACCTGATATAGGGGAAATTAGAAGATTAGAAGTAAAGACAGTTGAATTAGTTACAGAGGTAATGATAGTTGGATTTACATGGTATCCATTTGATCCAACGCAGCAAACGCAACTAACATTAAATAATTTACCTTATTCTATTCTTAGGAATAATACTAATATTCTTCAAAAAATGAATGAAATTAGTACTAGTGTTACTAAAACTATTTCAAAGCTAAATGGTGGAAATACGCAAAAATTAGAAGAAACATTGAAGAAATACATTGACGATAAACTCAACAACAATACTCCAACAAATCCAGACACACCTAAACCACAACATATTGGTAAGATTATAGATGTGTCTGAATGGCAAGGTGTAATTGATTGGCCTAGCGTGATAGCTGATGATATCACTTTGAGTATTATACGAGTCCAACATGGTTCTGCTCACCAAGATTTAAAGTACATGGAGAATTTGCAACAATGTATTTCAGCTAGCGGAAAGTATGCAGTATATGCATATTTTGCTGCTACATCTACATCAGACGCTCAACAAGAAGCTAGAGATTTTTATAATCGAACTCAAAAGGTTGTCGCAGGTAAGCAACAGCCTATT